ATTATTAGTAAATCATTTCGTCAGTCTAAGATGATTTTCAATAAAATTGAAGACATCTCTAATGATCCCAAGGCCGCGCTATTCAAACAGGCGATCAGCGGAACAAGAAAGAGTAATGACGAATGGGTTATGACAATAGGGAAAAGCACAATTCGCGCCTTGCCACTGGGAGATGGAGAAAAGTTGCGCGGGTTTCGTTTTCACGTTATGATTGTCGATGAGCTTCTCCTAATGCCAGAAAAGATTTTAAATGAAGTCATTGTGCCGTTTTTGGGGGTTGTGGCAAATCCGACGGAAAGAGCCAAGGTAAGGGCGGCAGAAAATACCTTGGTTGAGATGGGTAAAATGAAAGAAGAAGATAAAACGGTTTTTGGCAACAATAAATTAATTGGATTGTCTTCGGCATCTTATAAATTCGAGCATTTATATACGATGTATGAAGCCTATTTGCGCATGATTTTAACTCCAGAGGAGGGCAAAACATCATACCATATTGTTACCCACTTTGCTTATGACATCGCCCCAGAAGACCTATATGATAAAAATTTATTAGAGCACGCTAAAAACACTATGTCAATTTCTCAGTTTAAAAGAGAGTTCGGCGCAGAGTTTACAGAAGATAGCGATGGCTATTTCAAGATAAGCCGCATGATGTCTTGTACTCATAAGGATGGCGAGGGACAAAGCGTTGAAATACGTGGAGAAGAAAATTCGGAGTATCTGTTGGCTATTGACCCGTCATGGTCTGAAAGCGACAGCTCTGACGATTTTGCCATGCAAATACTTAAGCTGGATTACGAGGGGAAAAAGGGAACGGTGGTACATAGCTACGCCATGAGCGGAACTAATCTAAAGAAACATATAGCTTATATGCTGTATGTCTTGGATAATTTTAATATAGTATCTATCGTGATGGATTACAATGGCGGGCAACAATTTCTGAGTTCATTGAACGAGAGCAATGAATTTATTAAGAGAAACTTAAAAATCAAAACTATTGAGGCTGATTTCGACCACCCAGAAAAATACAAGAAAGAGCTTAGGGTGGCCAACAACCAATATAATCAAAAAACAAATCAAATATGTTATTTGAGGAAGCCGAGTTCCTATTGGATTAGAAACGCCAATGAGGGTTTGCAGGCCGCGTTTGACCATAAGAAGATACTGTTTGCGGGTATGGCATTAGACGCGGATTATAGGCATCAGATCAGAAAACCAGAGATTGATTTAAAAAATATTCAGTTTTGCAGTGATGACTTTGAGATCAAGGGTCAGACTAACGGCGGGCGCATGATTGATTTTCTTGAGATTCAAGCGGAGAATATTGACATGACCAGATCTCAATGTGCATTGATAGAGGTTTCCACTTCCCCGCAGGGCACCCAAAGCTTTGATTTACCATTGGAACTGAGAAAATTAGAGGGAAAAAGCAAGCAGCGCAAGGACTCTTATTCCGCTTTGGTATTAGCAAACTGGATGATGAGCACATATTTTGACATGATAGCTGAACCCAAGACACAAATGGGCTTTAAGCCAATGCGCATATAGTACTTTTAAAGTGAAAAAGTCACTTTCCAGTGTATAATACACTATGCCTAGTACTGGAAAACGCAAATACACCAAACACAATTTAAACTATTGGAACCAGAAGTCTGAAGCGTCAGAAAGCCAACCGCCCAAGCTGGCTGCTTACGCTAAGCCAAAAAGGGTAGATGGAACTTTTGAATCTAAAGGGCGTGCAACCTCTGGAGGGAGGACCGCAAGCCGTAGAAATGATTCTTCGAGAGAAAATTTATCCGACAGATATAGCCAAATTTCTGGTGGCATATTGCCTTGGCAGGCCAGCGCCGACGGCATTACCGTAAGAGACGCCATCGAGTTATGCCAAAAAGCATACGCGAACATAGCATTATATCGCAATGTTATTGATATGATGTCCGAGTTTTCTAACAGCGAGCTTTATCTAGAAGATGGGACCAAAGAAAGCCGTAGATTTTTCTATGCGTGGATGAAGAAAATCAATATTTGGAACCTGACGGACCAATACTTCCGCGAATACTTTCGCGGCGGCAACATCTTTATGATGCGCGTAGACGGAAAATTTGAAAAGGACGACTTTTTAGATATGGTTAAGAAGCGCGGGGCCAAAATTAACAAAATTCCTCTCAAGTTTATTTTATTAAACCCAAAAGAAATCGCGGCCAAGCACGTTAGCTCGTATGACGAGAACGCTTATGAAAAAATGCTGTCCCAGTATGACCTTAAGCGCCTGAAGAACCCGACAACAAAAGAAGATAAAGACTTCTTTGATTCGTTGCCGCTGGAAACTCGCAAAGCAATTAAAAACAATCAATATATGGGCGACGGGCTTTACATCCCGATTGATCCAGATCGTTTATATTTTAGTTTTTACAAAAAACAAGATTATGAGGCATTCGCTATCCCGTTTGGCTTCCCAGTCCTTGCCGATCTAAATATGAAGCAGGAGTTCAAAAACATGGACGCGGCGATACTTCGTACGGTAGAGAATGTTATCCTCCTTGTTACTAATGGCGCTAAAGAAGAGGACGGCGGTATTAATCCACAGACAATAGCTGATATCCAAGAACTATTCACCAATGGAAGTTCAGGCAGGGTATTGGTTGCCGACTACACAACTAAGGCGGAATTTGTTGTCCCAGACCTTAAGAAGGTTTTGGGGCCAGAAAAATACGAGGTCCTCAATCAAGATATTAAAGATGGCCTGCAAAATATCATGCTGACTAATGACAGTCATAGCACGGCGGATATTAAAACTAAGATATTCCTTGATCGCCTAAAAGAAGCCAGACAACAATTTTTAAATGATTTCTTCCAAAAAGAAATTGATAGGGTCGGGCGTGAGATGGGCTTTAGGTCTGCTCCAACAGCCAAATTTAAAGAGGTGGACATGAAGGATGATGCCCAGCTTATGACTATTGGCGCAAGACTGGTTGAATTAGGAGTATTAACTCCAGATCAGGGCATTGAATTTATGCGTAAAGGCGTGCTGCCGAAGTCTGGAGATATGGACGAAGCGCAAACCAAGTATGTTGAACAGCGCAAGAAGGGTCATTACAATCCTCTCGTTGGGGGAATTCCAATGATACCACCGCCAGAAGATCCTAACAGGCCGAAGCCTGTCGCTGGCACACCAAAATCCGCTGGTCGCCCAACTGGAGCTAAGGAAAAGCCTTCATCAAAAATGACCACAAAGAAATTAGCCGCCAGCGCGCGATCTAAGTCCTCTTTGCTGGATTTTGCTATCAAGGCTAAGGGCGGACAAGAAAAGCTGTCTATAGAGCAGGCAGAGGTGCTTGCTGACCTATGTGATCTGGTCTCTGCATCAACAGAAGTTAAAGACTGGAAAAAGACCATGAGGAAATGCTTGGATGATATTGGCTATTCAAAATCTTTATGTGTAAAGAAAGATATCTCCGACTTGGCAGACTATCATCAACTCAGCTTATCTGCCGCAACAATATTATTTAACAGCTTAGAAAATGAAGTATAAACATACCGCCACCTTTAATGCCACCATATTTGCGTCTAGTGATTTGCCAGAATTCGAGAAGGAATGTAAAGAATCATTAGCCTCGTTAGGTGAAATAGCGCCATACAACAATCCAGATGATGTTGATTTGCTATCAGTAGCTTTTGACGGTGCCGTGATTAATCAGTTCAACGGCAATGACGACGGCTTGGACTCATCAATAGCTGTCCGCATTAAAGACAGGTTTGAGCATAAGCCTATCAATGTAGAGCATGACCGCTCTCGCATTATAGGCCATATTACTAATGCCGTCTTCACGGACAGAAGTTCTAAAGAGATTATTTGGGCGGATAACGCCAAAAGATTAGACTCTCCTTACAACCTGACATTAGGAGGGTTTGTATATAAAATGGTGAATTCAGAATTTTATGAAGAATTAAAAGATTCTATGGATAATATGTCACCAAATTATCAATCTATTTCCGCAAGCTGGGAGGTAGGGTTTAATACTTTTGGGGTAGCTTTGGGTAGTCAAGAAATTCAGCATTGTGAAATTATCACCGATCCAATAGAGGTGGCAAGGCTTGCTCCAAACCTTAAATCTTTTGGGGGAGATGGCTATACAGAAGACGGTAGGCGGGCCTATAGACTTATTCTTGGAGATGTTTATCCCCTAGGAATGGGGTTCGTAAAAAAGCCAGCAGCAGACGTAAAAGGTGTGTATGGTATTGAGGCAGAAGAAGATATGCGCCAAAGCGCCGCAGAATGCGACAAAGAAAGGGCTGCCGCTGCAAAAAAGGAATGTTTTATTGCGAATAAAGAAGAGGATATTTCACAATCAGAGAAAAGAGATGTAAAAAGTCCTGACCAAATTATATCTATGGATTTACTTACACAACTAAAAGAGGCTCTAGCCAATCAGGAAAAAGTGACCGAAGAGGTTGCCGCCAGCATTACTAAACAGTTCGCTGACCTGATCCGTGAGAGCGACGAATCGTATCGCAAACAACTCGACGAGAAGGAACAAGCAATTGTGGCCAAAGAAGAGAAGCGGGAGGCCCTTGAAAATACTGTTGCAAGTCTTGAAGAACAAGTTAACAAGCAAGCGGCAGAACTTAAGGAATTCAAAGAAGCGAAAGCCGCCGAAGAGTTGCAAAACGCGATTAATCAGAGAATGGAAACAATTGATTCTCTGTATGAGCTAGATAACGAAGACCGCAAGGTTATTTTCGAAGACCTAGCTGGTATTGATGTGGCTTCTGACGAAGCTTTCCAAATTTATGCTGGCCGCCTAGCCGTTATCCTTCGACATAAGAACAAGGAAGCCGTCGCCAAGGCAGCACAAGAAGCAGCAGACGCTAAAGATTTAAAAGAAGCGAAAGCTTCTCAAGAAGACACCGAAGTGGTTGACGATAAGGAAGCTTTAGAAAAAGCGGAAGCGTCAGCAGAAGCTAAAGCCCCCAATAATAATGGCGGGGATGCTTCTGAGTCTCTAGTCTCTCGTTATGGGAAAGCCTTTAGCGAAGAAAATGTGAAAATCTCTACTTAACCTTTAACTAAATATATTATGTTACGACTACTACCATATAGACAACATCACGAAGTTGATGTGATTAACATGTTTGCATTGGAAGATGCCAGCGTTAATCAAAATATTACGGGAGTTGGCAGCGGCGACAACGGTGTGTTTGTAAAAATTACTACAGGTAATTTTAACGCTGACCCCGTTGCTTATGGTGACGACTCTTACCTTGGCAAAACCAACTATCCACACGTTGGATATGCCAAATATCCGAAGGTGGCCAAGAAAGTCGCTCCCGCTGGAAGCGGCGAAGCGAAACTTGTTCTTGGAATTACCTTATCGCAAACTGCCTTATACGACGAAAATGGCGAAAAAATTCTTTACTACAGAGCGAAGAAGGAAGACCAAAGAGTTGTTGCAAAGGGAGAAGCTGTGCCAATCGCTACTCGCGGTATTTTTACTATCTCGGCTAACGCCTTTGATGGTTCAATTACTGGCGGAGACTATGTAGTTGGAACTGGCCTGACCATTTCTAACAACGGTGGCGGCAAAGTTACTGGTTACGACCCTACTGCAAGCGGAGCTTCTGCTGCGAATCTTGTTGCTACGGTTATTGGAACTGGTTCAAGAACCTCGCAAACTAATACGGATCAGTTCGCTGGCGAGTATCTAGTAATTAAGCTTAAATAAGGAAGGAGAACTTTAAACAATGAAAATTACATTCGATTATACTCCCGAACAAATTGAGCTTGTTAAGGCAATGGCCTCGAAGGATCGCAACATTAGTTACGAAGCACAAGCTGCTTTAGCTGTGTTAATTAGCCCTATGCTGGCTAAGGTGATTAATCAAGCCCCTGTTCTGAGCAACCTCTTTACGGACATCCGTTACAACGCTGACGATAACGTTAGCATCCCGCTTGATCTGTACTACGACGTAACTGACGAAGACTACGTTGAAGTATGGAGTCAGACCCAAGCTGGTGGCCTTGCAAGTTCGCAAGTTCTCCCAACTATGTCTGAAATGAAGCTCGCTACTTACAACATGGAAACAGCCGTTTCTTTTGACCGTAAGTATGCTGCTAAAAGCCGTCTCGACGTTGTGGCCAAAACATTCACCCGCGTTGTCCAAGAAATTCTATTGAAGCAGAACCGCGT